AAGGGGCCGGCGCCGTCCGAATAGACGCCGACGATATTGATCGTGTCCATGGAGGCCAGGTATTGGTAGCCGCCCGAGGACAGCACCGTGCCGATGTAGATCGCCTCGACCGCCCCCGGCGCCTCGCCCAGCGTGTGCTGGCAGAACCCCAGGCAGACGGGCTTCCCCCTCCCCCTGTGGTCCGCCCAGATGTCCGGGTACTCCGCCGCGGTGCAGATCTCCGTCGGCAGTTGGCGCTTCATGTACTTCTGCGTGATGTCCTTGAGCTTGACCTTCCAGGTCAGCCCGGGCCGCTCGTAGTCGTCGACGATGAACTTGCAGACGGCCGACTTCTGGACCTCCGGCGCGTCGGCCCAGGCCATATAGACCTCGACCGGCTGCCCCTTGACGTGGTACGCGGCCAGGAGCTTCGAGAACTCCTTGTCCTGGTTCGCCAGCTCCACGGTGGCGTCCGAGACCTCGGCCAGGCCGCTGACGTCGTTCAGGCCCCGGCTGAAGGACGAGATGGAAAGGATCCGGCCGTCATAGAAGGTCATGGGACCCCGGGTGTCGATCGGGGCGTAATACTTGTATAAAATATGGCCGTCGAATCTCTTGAACTTCCATTTGGTGACGACCACGATCTTTATTTTCTTGGTCGTGATCGTGGCCGCGACCGTGTAGGTCAGCCTGGTCCCGGCCGTCAGCAGGCCCGCGGCGTCCGCCCTCCAGTTGCCGGCGTATCCCCCGGCGTCCTGGCCCCCCAGGCCCACGGAGGTTTTCCTCAAACACAGCCAATAGGTCCCGTTCGGCAAAAGGGGCATGGCGGGGATCGTGATCTGCAGGTTGCTATCGATCGTGAATTCGCCCAGCCCGCGGTCCAACGTGACCACAATCACGGAGGGGTCGGTCACGTCGATGATGTCTACGAAGTCGACCCCGTCGTTCCAGCCGCCGGGCGGGACCAGGTTGTCCGGGTTCAGGGCCACGTCCGAGAGGTCGGCGTCCGAATTGTTGAACCCCATGCCGGCCAGGACCACGGCGGGCGTCGTGTTCGGCGGGGTCGTCGCCGGGGTTATCGAGTTCACGATGGGGTTCATGATCCGGGCCCGGATCCAGGTAGGCTCGGCCTCGTATTCTATGTCCTCGCCAAGGTTCGGCCAGCCGCCGCCCCCCCAGTTAAACGCCCAGATCATGATCCCGTTTCTTATGAATTCGCCCTCGTAGACATTCCCTTCGTACCCCCCGAGCCTGTAGGACCCCGTCCAAATCTCAAGATATTCGGGAAGGTCCGCCTCGAGGACGGCATACTCCCACATGGTGTTGGAGGGCCCCGGGCTCGGGTAGCCGGCCCAGTTGTTCGCGCCGTTATAGTTCCGGCCGGTCACGGCGTCGGGATCCCAGGGGTTCGGCTCCGTAAAGGTTCTGGCGCTCATCCAGCAATTCGGCGTGGCGCCTCCCGCATGGACCTTTATCGTGACGTAGAAGCGGATCCCCCAATCATAGAGCTGGTCGGCGCCGGGCAGCAGGCCGAAATTCGGAGCCGGCGGGCGGACGATCGCCCTCCAGTACCAGCCCTCGGTGGCCGGCCATCCCGAGATCATGTAGGCCCCGAAAATCATCTCCGCCTCGTTGTGGGTGTTGGTCCAGTCGACGGCGTGGTCAAAGGCCAGGTCGGTCGTGTCGTAGCCGATCAGCGTGGCGATGTCGAAGACGAGGAATTCTCGGAAGGGGACGGTCATTTTTATTTTTCCGGTTTTCCAGCGGAGATTGGCCCCGCCGATTTGATGCCGGCCTTATATTTATCGACGACTTCCTTTGTCCAAACAACCTTGGCCACGGCACTGGTCCTTGGATCTTCCTTGTCAAGGACATCGCCAGGCGCGAGGACGTGCCTCTGATAAGCGTGGCCTATTTCCCGACCGTCCTCCATGATTCTTGTCACCTGGCGGACCTGAATTTGGCCGCCCTCCAAAATCTCGATCTTGTCTATGGCTATAATTTTTTCTAAGGCCATGTTTTCTCCTTTCAGATCACGCGATAGGTTACGTAAACAACAAGTTCTGTGTCATTGACAAACTCGGCATCGGTTAGGTTTGTAAGTGCACCAGCCTCGGTTATTTCCATTAATCTAATTACCGTCCCATTTTTCTGACCGAACCCTTGAAACATATTTGCAAAGCTTAGATGATACGCCCAAATAGCCATGCCTACCTGAGCCGAAGGACTATTAGCGATGGTAAACGGAAGACCCATTAATGTCGCCGTTCCGACCGATGAACCCTTTGATGTCAGTCCTAAATATCCAGATATAGTAACAACATTTCCGATTTTGGTATAATAACCACCATTGTCTCCGTCATAGGTCACGCCTACCGATGCCCCGCCGAATGAAATTCCTGGAGTCCAGGTTCCCTCTTCGTAATCATCGAGCGTATTCGGATCGACCGAGGCCACCTGAATCGCCGGGAACCCGAGTTGGCCGCTCGTCAGGTGCAGGTGGTCAAACGTCGGGCCTTTATCCATCTGCAAGTTCACGAGTTGGGCGTCGGCGTCGGTCAGGGCATTATAGTCGGCCCCGAAAATATGGTATCGCTCGGCGGCCGCACCGCCTTGAAGCCCGGCGAGCGTATTGTGGAGGAGGCCTCCGCTAATGGCCGCCCGACGGCAGGACAGGAGCCGACCGTTGATCTCGCGGATCTGATTCTTTATCTCCAGGACTTCGGTCGAGACGTTCACAGGAGGCGGATCCCTTTCGTCAAGGTTATGAGGTCGATGCGCTGCTCCCGCAGTTCCCGGACGCCGTGGATCAGGAGCTGCGAGTAGTCGGAAAGGTTCTCAACCTGGACGTAATAGCAGAGCGGGTGGTCCTCGTCAGGCACGATGATGAACCGGCCGGCGTTCCGCTGGACCGTCCTCAAAAAATGGTGGAACTCGTCGTAGGTGTCCGGGTCGTTCAGGTTCTGGAACCGAAGGCTCAGGCGCTCCTGGTCCGACAGGTAGACGGGCCAGTCCTGACCGTAGAAGGTCCGCTTGGTCCCCATGTTGAAGACGGGTCCGTCGGCCCTCCCGGGCTGCAGGTGGACGTACTTCGAGAAGGCCTGGGCATCGCCCAGGACGAATTCGCCGATTTCGACATACCCGTCGGCGTTGTTCTGGTCGATGACGTCCAGGCGCCAGGAGAGATAGATTTCAGAAAGCTTGCTGTAGAGGTTGTTGAAGTTCGTCACCAGCCTGGGCTTCAGGTCCAGCTCGTAGGCTGGGAAGTCCCAGTCGCAGGCGCCGGAGCCGTCGCAGCCGTCGTCGCACCCCTTGAGCCTCAGTTCGTCGCCGGCCGCGGCCAGGGCCGTCAGGTTATGGTTGAAAATGCCGACGAATGTGACCGGTTGCCCGGCGGCCAGGGCGACGCATATCCATTCCGGCGCCGCCGGCGCCCCTATTCCTGTGAAGCGGAACGGCTTCGAAGGCCGCTCGCAATAAAGGTTATCCATGAGGTAGATCGGATCCTCGGAACTGGTGCAGCAGAGCGAGGTCAGGTCGACCAGGTTTTCGATGACATAAAACGGTTTGCCCATCTCAAGCCCCCAATTGCTGGCGGATCAGCGATTTCATAAAGTTGGCCTCCATGGCCGCCAGGAACTCCGGGATGAATCTCTGCCTCATAATCTGGCGGTCGCTCATGGGGTCCAGCGTCACCGAAATGTGGTTGACGACGGATATCTCCCGTCCGCCCCCGGCCCCCCCGGCGGCCAGGGGGATCGCGCGCGCCTCCGTGAGCGGCCTTATGGAGACCATTTCCGGCACATGCTCGCCCGCGACGAACGTCGTCGCCCCTCTCGCGATACCCTCATAGCCGGACGCCGCAAATTTCGCGCCTTTCAGGATATTGGCTGTAACGGAACTCATCTCGTAGGTGCCCGCGGTATTCTTGGCGATTGATTCCAAGTAACTATTTCTTTGCCAGTCCCAGTCCAAAAGCGTACTGAACTTATCGTCATTGATCGATTCGAGTTTCGCCGTCGACCGCATCGCGAGATCCAGGAAATTCCCGGACGCGAGATTGACCAGGATCTGGGAGTTGTCCTTGATCATCTTCAACCAGTAGGTAACGTCAGTCTGCTTGCCGCCTCCGCCGCCGAAAAGCCCTTCCACTAGTTTAAACGCGGCAAAGGCGGCGATGGCGATGCCGAGGACGATCGCTATCGGCCCGGCCGCCGCGGCGAGGATCGTCGCGGCCGATGATATCGCGGTGGCCAACGTCACGATGACGCTGGCGATCGCCGTCCCCAGGGTCACGATCCCCGTGGCCACGGCCCCCACCAGGGATCCGATCACCGAACCGATCCCGGTGGCCAGCCCCGAAACCGTTTTTCCGATCCCGCCGACGGCTGTCGTCGCGGCGTCGGTCCCGCTTTTCCCGATTTTGCTGAATAACGATTGGAACGTCCCCAGCACTTCGCCAGAGACCATCTCGCCGACCATTCGGAAAAAGGACGACTTGACGTCCCCCCACAGGCTCTTCGCAAAATCTTTCAGGGTCAGCGACCCTTCAAACCACTTCTGGACCGTATCCCCCCAGCCCGTGGCGATGTCGTTATAGAGGCCGGTGAAATAATCCCGCGTGTCCGTCGTCGCCGTCTTGGCCCCGGCCTCCACCGGGCCGAAGTCGATCGTCGGGAAGGGCGGGAGCGTTATGCCGGCCAGGGCCAGGAACTCCCGGCGGACGTTGTATAGTCCCCTAAGGATCTCGGCCTGCGAGACGTCGAACGCCTCGGCCGCGTCCTTGACCTGGTCCTCGAAGGACTTGTAGGCGTAGACGGCGCTGTCGACGGTCTTCGGCATCTGCCGGACCGCGTCCATCAGGTTCCGGGCCGGCGGGAGGGCCGTCGTCCAGGCCTTCCCCATGGCGGCCGCCTCGTCCGAGGCCGTCTGGATGGCCTTCGCGTAGTCGGCGGCCGAGATCTTGCCGGACTTGTAGAGGTCCTCGGCGTTTTTCATGTAGACGGCCAGGACGCCGAGCCGGTCGGTCTTCTCCTTGATCGTCACGATGCCGGCGGTCTGGAGGAATTCCGTCCATTTCTTCTGGGCCTCCAGCGCCGCCTCGGTCGCGGGGCCGATCAACTCGGTCGTTTTCCTGTGCTTGGCCTCGGCGTCCTCGGCCGCAAGGTGCCCCTTGGCGATCGCGTCAAGCGCCACGGACCCGGTGGTCCCGTGCTTCTTGTACTCCTCCGTAAGGATCGCGATCGCCGCCGGCAGGCGCTCGACCTTCTGCCCGGAGATCTCGAACGCGCGGGCGAAGATCTCCTGCTGCCTCGCGGCCGCGGCGATGTGGCCGGCGGAGGTCCCGACCTCGGCATTCGAGTCCTTGATGATCCCGACGAACCTGAACGTCTTGTCGAAGACGCCCTGCAGGACGCCGTCGAGCCCGGTCAGCTCGCCGATGAGCCGGCCGAGCTGCCAGCCGGCGAAAGCCGCCCCGCCGACCGCCGCGATCTTGCCGAGGTTGCCGAGAAGGCTGGGATGTGCCGCGTTGAGTTTCGAGATGGAGCCGGCCCAGTCGTTCTTCAGTTTGATGATCTTGGGGATGATGATGAGCAGCGGCCCGAGCACCATCATGAGCGCGCCGACCTTGAGGGCGATGTTGACGATCTGCTTCGTGAGCTCGGGGTGGGCCTGGGCCCACTCGCGGATCTTCACGACGGTGTTCGTGACCCCCTTCATGAAATCCGTGACCGCGGGCATGACCGCCATGGCCAACTCTTTCGCCGTCCCGCCCAGCCCGTATTTCAGCGCCGTGACCCGGTCGTTGAAGTCGTCGCAGGCCGCGGCCGCCTGCTTCGAGAAGACCATCCCCAGGCGCTCGGCCTCCTCCCTGTTCTTGCGCAACCCCTCGCCCCCCATGTTGAGCACGGGGATGAGTTCCAGGCCGGCCTTGCCGAACAGCCTGACGGCCATGTCGCTCTTGGCGGCTCCGGCCTCCATGCCGGCGAACTTGTCGGCGACCTCCTCCATCATGCTGTCGAGCGGCTTGAGCTTGCCATGGGAGTCGGTCGCGGTCAGGCCCAACTCCTTGAACGCCTTGGACCCCTCGCCGGTGCCATTCTTGGCGTCGACCATGTTGGCCGCGAGCCCCTTCAGGCCCTTGGCCACGCCCTCGAGGGACGAGCCGGACTGGTCGGCCGCGAGCCTGTAGGAGGAGAGGGTCTCGGTCGAGATCCCGACCCGCTGGGAGAGGTCGTTGATATTGTCGCCGACGTCGGCCGTGGCCTTCAGCATGCCTATAAGCGAGCCCACGACGACCCCACCGGCGACGGTGAACGCCTTCCCGACTCCGGCGACCTTATCGCCCCAGGAGCCGGCGGACTTCTTCAGTTTCTCGGTATCGGCCTGGACATCCTTGACAGAGGAGTTCCAGGTCCCCTTCTCCATCCGGAGTTCGGCGATGATCGATCCGGCCTTGAATCCTTCCGCCATTATCCCTCCAGGTACTCCTCGGCCAGGCTCTTATCGAGCAGTTTCAGCGCCCACTCGATCTTCATCATCTCGACGCTGAAGACCTGGTCGTCGGTCATGGCCATCCTGGCGGCCGTCAGGGCGCCCAGCCGGTCGAGCAGGTTTTTCCTCATGGCTTTGCCCTCCCAGTAGGCAAACTCCCGGATATCCAATTTCAGGATCGGGACGCCGTAAGAAAAGAGCCCGGGGTAAGCTTCAGCGATTGTCGCTATGCTTTCGCCCCAGGCTCTGCCGCATTTTTTAAGTCCTCGACGTCCTTTTTTCCGGGCGGCCCGTAGGCCTTCCGGATGATGTCCTCGGTTATCCGGTTGACCTCGCTGATGTCCAGCTCGTCGAACTCCGGGTGCTCGCCGAGCAGAAGGGTCAGCCGTTTGTAGGGGACGTCCAGGTCGCCGGCGGCCCAGGCGCGGTCGAGCGCGACGATCTCGAGCTGGACCTTCCTGTTCAGCCTCACGACCGGGTAGGCTGTGCCATTGACCCCGATCTTGATGGGCTCAAAGAGAGACGTGTCGATGTTAAGCATCGTCATTTGATCCTCCAATGTTGACGGTTACAGGCCGTCTCAGACGCCGATCTGCGCGAGTTCGCCCTCGTGCCCCGCTTCCTGGCTCGGGAAGACCTTGAAGCCGACAAGGACCACCCGCTGCGATCCGCGGTCGAAGGGCAGGTCGAATTTCCGGAACGGGAACGTCTTGAACAGCAGGATCCAGCTCGACTCCGGCCCCGGGATGTTGTCGCAGATCGGCTTGATGACGAGCGGCCGCGCGTCGTCGTACATCGGGCAACCGGCCCGACTCGTCAGGACCAGGAGATCGCCGATCCTCGTCGCCTGCAGGACGAACTCGAGCTGATCGAGGTCGAGCCTGGTGAGCGGGACGTCCAGCTCGACCGTCGAGCCCTGGGTGACGGCGTCGACGTCGGCGTCGCCGTAGCCCTCCTCCTGGACGCCCTTGATGCCGTCGGTCATCTTCAGGCTGACGGTCCCGAAGTACGGCTTGAGCGTGATCTCGCCGCTCTCCTCGTAACCCCAGACAATTTCACAGGGGCCCATGTCCCCAAAAGGCAAACGTACACCCACGTTGCACCTCCTAAATGAATTTAAATTCGGTAATTTCCGTTATCATGGCGATTCAATCATTACGAGGTAGTTAGTACTAAATTCGAACAAGCCCGGGCCGTTCGGGATCCTGATCGGCGCCGGCGTGCCCTGGGCGTCGATGACCATGGCCGTGTAAGTCGGCCCGCCGCTCACCACCGGCAAGGTCCAGCCCGCCGACCCGTGCAGTATGCCGTAGACGACCATCGCGTCGCGCCTCGCGTCCCAAAAGTCCTTGGCCCGGTTCCAGACCTGGATCGGCTTCTGGGCGAAGTCCGGGATCTGGCCGTTGACCGCGGCCGGCACGTTCTCGAGTATGACGGCGCAGCGGTCCGGGATCGGCCCCCCGGCTGGGCCCGGGAGCCGGGCCGGGAGGTACCCCACGAAGAGGTTCACCCCGACCGTGAAGTGGCCGGCGGTCCTCGTCTCGATGAACTGCGCGATCTCTTTGATCATCTCGCGCCCTCCCTGATCTTCTCGGCGACGAACTGCGGCATCTCGTTTATATGGTTAGCTAATTTTGCGGATAAAAACTTCGGTCCACTGTCGGGAAGCGTCCAGTTCCGGCCGTCGGGCGCCTCGTGGACCGCGGCCGCGTACTCGGCCGCGAACCCGGCCTTGACGGAGATCCTGCCGGGCTCGATGACCGGCTTCTCGACGAGTTGCGTGTCCCAGAGGTGCCCGGACTTGTGCGGCGCGCGGGGCGGCTCCATGATGGCGTACTGGATGAGCTTGAGGCCCCACTGGAAGAGCGCGTTGCCGGCGAGCGTTGGCACGGCGTTGTTGACGACGTTCGCGAACCCCTTGTCGAAGGATTCGGTCTTGAGTACCACTGGTCCCATAGGCATTACGACACCCACACCTCTATGTGATGAATTCCTACCGAGTCTTGCTGGCGCTCCAGGCGGATCGGGCTCCACTCCTTGCCGTCGAACCGGATCCGGCTGTTCTGAGACAGCGCGACGTCCGGCCTGTAGAACACCTGGGCGTAGCTCAGCACCTCCTCGCCCTTGAAGTCCCGGAGCAGGCGGTTCTTGTACTCGATCCTGCAGGGCACGGCCGGGGTCACCGTCTCGGAGACCAGGCCGCCCCACTTGTCGAGGACACGGTCAATGATGTCCGAGGTGTCGATCAGTAAGCTGTCGAAGCTCATCGCGCCCTCGCCGGTCCCCGGATGATCTCGATCTTGGGCAGCGGGAAGATGAATCCCACCCCCCGCTCGAGCGCCTCGCGTTCGCGCCCCAGGAACTCCTCCTTGAAGTGCCAGGGCAGGACCAGGTAGTAGTCGGGGCCCATCGCCCGGGACTCGGCCTCGCTCACGATGGGGATGTTCGTCCCCAGCGTCCTGGCCCCGTATTTTTCGGGGTTCCGGTCAGCCGCGCAGTCGATGATCTTCCAGTCGATCCCGCACCACTGCAGGATGGTGTTGCCTTTCGTGGACGCCCCGTAGACGTGGATTTTCTTACCCTCCTTTTTCAGTCTTTTTAAAAGCGAAATCAGTTCTACCCCGTGGCGATCGATGCGGCCCTGAAATCGGCGATACGGCCTTTCGGTGGCGAGTTCGGCGACGAATTCGATTTGCCTTCTCAACATGATGTCCGCTAAGGCCTGGCGCTTTTTATAGACGGAGCTTTCGCCGTGCGTCGCCGCGCATCGGAGGCTCCCGCCGTTGATGTCGTTGAGCGAGATCCTGATCAGCTTCATCCCCGCCTTTTTGAGGATGTGTTCGATGACCGTCAGGCTGTAGTATTCGATATGCTCGTGGCAGATGGTGTCGTAAGAGTTGTTCTTGAGCATCGTCGGCATGTATGACATTTCGAAGATCCAGATCCCCGACCGGGACAGGACCGCCTTGACCGCGCGCGCGAAGGCGACCGGATCTTCCAGGTCGTAGAACATGGCGATCGACGTGACGATGTCGAACTTCCTCCCCCGGATCCGGGAATTCAATTTCGCCGAGGGGAAGAAATCCTGGACGACGCTTATCGGCGGCTTGACCTCTTTCGCTATGTCGCAGGGGTCTATCCCGTACTTGATAAAATCGGAAGGAAAGGATCCCAACAACGTCCCATCGTTGCAGCCGATGTCCAGGACCATGGCCGTTTTCTTTCCGCCGATCATCTCGGCCGCCTCTTCCGCGACCCCTCTCAGGTGGTCCCTCATCGTGGCGTTCGTCCCCGACCGGTACCAGTAGACGGAGTAAAGAACTTCCGGCGGGACCGTGTATTCCGTTTGCAAAAGCCCGCACGCTTTCTCGTCGAGATCGGGGTTGCAAAGAACGAGGGAGGTCGGGAGCTTCCGGACCGAAGGCGCCTGCTTCCCCGCCTTTATGAACGAACCCTGGAGGCATTGCTTTCCCAAATCGATGACCGGCGTCAGCGCGGCGGATCCGCACACGCGGCAGGTGTTGCGTCTGATCAGGTGCATTTTTTATCTCCCATCCCGGGCTTCAGTTCAATGAGCGCCTCCGCTTTCCCCGCGTTGTTCCCCAAAGTCCCCTGGCTCTCGATCCCGATGAAGTCCCACCACACGACGTTCCGGGCCAGCGACATCGCCGTCCGGACGTAGTAGAAGTCGGCCTCGTAGACCATCCTCAGCCACTCGTGCGAGGCCCCGGCGTAGACGTCCCGGCGCGCGACCATGTTCTGGCCGGCGATATACCCGACATCGACCGCCCGGGCCCGCCACTTGCCGTCGGGCGGGCAGATCCGGGAGACGCCGTACGCCATCCGGTGGACCACCAGGTCCACGGCCTCGTCGGGGCCGACGATCCGCCTCAGCTCCCGCACGAACTCCGGCGAGCGCAGCCGGTCGTCGTCCGGGAGCTGCATGACGTAGCGGCCCTGGATCAGGCTCGCCGCCTGGTGGATGAGCGGCCCGACCTTGATGACGTCATGGGGCTCGACCTCCGGCCTCAGCAGGAGGTGCTGGACGTCCTGGTCCGTCTGCGCCCGGACCGAGGCGACGCAGCGGTCGAGGCAGCGGGGCCTCGCCGGGTGGACGCGCGTGAGGAGGGTGAGGAACGCCATGGTCACGCTCCCTTCACGATGCAGCCGATGCCCATCTGCAGTGTCCAGTCGGCGGAGCTGTCCTTCTTGAAGACGACCACGGGCCAGGCCTTCTCGGCCGCCAGCTCGTTCCAGAAGCGGTAGACCCCCAGTCCCGGGTCCCTGGGGTTCACCCCGAAGATGTCGTGGAAGGCCACGAGGTGTCTGGTCAGCGGCCCGTAGAGTTCGTAGTCCTTCTTTACGCTCTCGTAGGAATGGTCGCCGTCGACGAACAGGAGGTCGATCGGCCGGCCGGCAAGCCGCACCTTTAACCTCTGGACTGTTGCCGGCTGGTGGGAATCGCCGACGATATCGGGGACCGAGCACGGCCCCTTCACGGTCAGCGGGGCGAACGGCTTGAGGTTGTCAATGCCGATGTGTTTGGCCCCGAGCAGGCCCTCGTAGAACCGGCGCTGGAGCCCGTTCCAGATGCCGATTTCGACGACCACGGGCCGGTCGATGCCCCGGTCGGCGAAATAGGATGACGCGAACTCGAGGAAGTACCGCCACTCGAGCGGGTCCTGGCCGAGCTCCTTGCGCTTGAACTGCGTCATCAGCAGGTCGAACTTGTAGGCGTCCACGTCATCCTCCCATCATGAGGATTCCGATCCCCATCTGCCGGCCGGCGGAGATCCCGGTCGTGGCCGCGTTCCAGCAGCGGACGCTGACCATGGCCCGGGTCCTCTCCGCCGCCTGGATCTCGCTCCAGAGCCGCATCGTCTCCTCCGGGATCTTCGGGCTCCAGGGGTGGCTGATGTCGTGGAGGGCGACGATGTGCCGGGTAAGCGGGGAATAGATCTCATAATCCGCCTTTACGGCCCGATAGGTATGGTCCCCATCGATGAAAAGCAAGTCGATCGGCCGGCCGCGCAGCATGGTCACGAGCTTCAGCCTGGTCTCGGGCGCCTGCGAGCGGCCGACGATGTCGGCGTTGCCGGCGGGGTCGATGCCGATATGCTCGGCGCCGAGGAGCTCGCGGTAGAAATGCTTCTGGACGTTGCGCATGGTCCCGATCTCGACGACCACCGGGGCCTCGACCCGGCGCGCCTTGAAGTACCCGCAGGCGAACTCCAGGAAGAGCTGCCACTCCATGAAGTGCTGTCCGAGCTTCGGCCCGAACTCCGTCATCAGCTCGTTGAACCGCATGAAGTTCATGCCGGCCCCTTTGAAAAATAAACCCCGCAATTGTTTTCCGTAAGCTCCCCGCTCAGAATGTCCAGGTAGACTTGGTAGTCCCGCGGAACCCATCGCCTCAGCATGTCCCGATTCGCCGTATCCTTGACGCGGTATATTCTGACCCCGTGCTCGACGCTGATTCCGGTGCGGCCAGGCATTCCCTTCATGCCCAAATACAGGGGGATGTCATTGTCGGAAAACAGGCAGCCGCGATTCCCGATCGCCCTCCATATCCGCTTATCCAAGTACATGTCACCGACCAGGAGCCTGCTGAGCGCCGGCAGGAAGGATCTCTTGAAGGATGTTTGGGCAAGCGAGGCGTGCCTGGTGTTCGCGTTCGTGCAATATCCGCCGGAGGGCAGGTGATAGAACTTGGCGTGATTGATTCCGGCCACATCGTGTCGGTCAAGCCGCCGCGCCATCTCCTCGATGTACCCCGGAGCATAGTATTCGTCGTCCTCGATGATGACGATCTTGTCGCCCTTGATCAAAGGGATGGCCGCCTTGAGATTGACAAGAAGGGTGTGCCTCGGGTCGTCCGATCGCGGCTCCCTCCTTACGTATTCCATCCCCGGTTGCGGCGCCACGGGCGTCCTCCCGTCGTCGACGATGAGCCATTGCGCCGGGGGCGAGGTCTGGCGCCTCATCCATTGCTGGCAGAGGGCGAAAGCCAGGGGGCGGTCTCCGGTGGGCGTAAGCGCGGTGGTTCCGGTGTTCATCGGCGGAGTCCGAATTCCTGCGTCAATATGTTCCCGCTCTTTACCAGTCCGAGCACAAAATGCATCCGGGGGTTGCTCGACGTGTTGCGGTCGTGAAGCACGACGCAGAACTGGCCGTCGGCGAGCATCGCCGGGCGGTAGTTGATGACGGTCTGGTGCGGCGGGTGGAGCTTGTTCCGATCGAAACAGGACATGGAGCGCGGGTCGATCCGGTGCGCGAAGAAGGGTCCCGAGCCCCTGGTGTCATAGGCGTGCAGGTTCCCGTTCCTGGCCTCCAAGGCGTACCCCCGCTTGAAATACATCCACTCGGTGGGGCAGGCCATCATGAGCGCGCCCGCCGTCCGCGCGTACATGTCGTCCGAGTCGATGAGCGCCAGGACTATCTCGCCATGCCCCCTGAGCCTTTTGAGCGTCGGGCCGTCGTCGTAACAATAGATGACGCGTGGATCGTTCGTTTTCGGCAACATGGGCCCCGTCAGGTGCCGGAGCGCCGGGTCGAGGAGGACGACGTAAAGGAAGTCGCTGTATGTTTGGCGCAGGATTGACGGCAGGTTATACGCGAGAAATAATTCCACCCGGCGTTTTGTCCAAGCCGCGGTCTTTGTGGGGTGCACGGCCCCCCGCTGCTTTCCCCGCAGGAGTTTGGTCGATTGAAAGCTGTTGAACGTTGTCCAGAAAACGAGCTTTCTGTGAGCCGGATCGATGGGGGCGGGAATATAAGCGGGAGCGTATGCGGGGATGGGAATACGGGCGGGGATGCGGGCCGGGATGCGGACGGAGACGGGAGCGGATACGATCATCCTGCGCGATCTTTCGGCCACTCGCTTCGCCCGTTGTCTTTGCCGCAAGGCTATTATTTCCATGACACGGGGGTTCCTGGCGGGGATCATGGTGCGCCTCGACCTTTCGCCCTGTCCGCCCGCTTTTGGGCCAGGTACGCCTTGTTTCTCATCTGGATCTCCCTCCAGTTCGGGAACTTGCTCACCGTCGCCTGGTGCACGTGCGCCGTGACGCAGTTGAGGACGTAGGCCATCTCCCATCCCGTCGTCCGCAGCCGGTCGCAATAATCGCTGTCCTCGCCGAGGCACGGCGAGAACCGCTCGTCGAGCAGGCCCACCTTTTCGACCACCGCCCTTCGGATCGCCACGCAGGAGAACGGGACGTCGCGCACGACCCTGATCGCAAGCGGTTTGATGTTGATCAGCGCCGGGACATTCGACCCGGGGTGGAATCGCCTGAAGTCCTGGGACCCGTTCGTATGGAGCGATCCGACAAGGCCCACCCTCGGGAACGCTCGGAACGCGGCCCGGAACTTGTCGAGCCACCCCGGCGTCAGCGTGACGTCGTTGTTCAAAAGCACGATCGGATCATAGCCTTTCGGCAGGGCGATCGTCAGGCCCTGGTTGATGGCCTTGGGGAAGCCGAGGTTGGCGGGGTTGAACGCGCTGTGATGGGGGATCCCAAGGCGCCCGACCTCGGCCGTCATCGTCGACCGCTCCGGCCCGTCCGATCCGTTGTCGATCCAAACGAGGACATAGTTTTTGGTGTTCGCCGAAAGCGACTGCAGGCACCGGAGGGTCAGCTCCGAGTTGTTCCAGGTGGGGACGATGACCGCCGCCATTGCCGTCGCCCCGGCGCTTCCGGCATTGACCATCGGGGCCGTCATGGCGTTTGCCCTACCTCTTTGCGCAGGCACCGCGACGCCTGAAAATGCTCGATGACCGGGGCCTGGCCCCCCCGCGCCGCGTGGGAGTCAAAGATGCAGGTGTAGACGAACGGATGTCGGAACACCCGGACGTCGACGCCCTCGGCCTGGAGCTCCTTTATCGCGATATGGAGGCATTTCTGATGCCGGACGTCGGGGCGCCTGAGCCCGATCTCGTGCCAGCGTTTGACGAGCGCGCGGCCCGTCCCGCCGTTCCGGATCCACAGGGTTCCCGACAACAGCTCGTCCCTGTCCCCCGACCGCGGGGAGTAGCAGTAAAAGTGCGCCGACATGTCGTATTCGCGCTTCGCCGAGAGCTCGTCGAAAAGGACCGGGACCTTCCGAACGACGGCGTCGGCGTCGATGAACACGATGTCCTTGTCCGGGAACTCGTCGAACGCGCGGAGGATGCAGGCGCTCTTGTGGTTGAGGTTGCCGCGCCAGCTCCCTATCGCCGGGCACGGGAACAGGCGGTACGGAAGGCCGATCGCCTTGAGCGACGCCTCGAGCTTTCTGACCTCCCGCTCGTAGCCCGTCCCGACGGTGTAGAAGGAGATGACGACCCATTTTCTCCCGGTGTCGGCCGCCTCGATCGGCGGCGAGGCGACGGCCTCGGGGCGCTTCGGCTCCTGCGCGGCCGGGGCCGGCCCGAGGACCGCGTCCACGTCCCCGAACCGGAAACATTTCAGCGCCGATCCGGGGTTGAGGTTGACGACGTCGATGCCGTGTCGCCGGCATTCGAGCGAGGCGTGGTTGAAGTTCGCCGCGAACTGCGCGAGCATCCCCTCGCTCAGCCTGTTCGGATGGCCGCCGTGCCAGTGCGTCCTCACGCCGGCCCGCACATCGGGCCGGACCGCCTGGACTTGGCCGAACTTCATGTCGTAGCCGAGGAGGTAGATCGGGTTCGCGCCGAGGCAGGCGGCCAGGTTCAGCGCGCCGTAGCCGGAATTGTTGCCATGGCCTATGCCCTCGGCCATGGTGAGCGGGAAGGCCCGGTGCCCATGGCTATGGCTTTTATAGATCGGGAGCAGGTGCATCCCGTCCGGTACCGGCTTGTTGGATGCCTGAAGCATGACCTTTATCGCCCTGCTTGAGCGCCAGGCGTCGACCGCCGCTTGGCCGTAGCGGCCCTCGAGGATCCAGTTTATGAATTTAACGTCCATGGCAAAGATGACCGCCGGGTCGAACCGCTCGTAGACGCGGTTCACCCCGATGACGCGCCATCCCCGCAGCCGCTCCCAGTCGAAGCCGAAGAGCGACGGGCCGCCGCCGACGCATACGGCCGGGCCCCCGGCCCAGGCCCCGTCGGGCAGCGCGTCGCGGAGGAGCCGGGCGCCCGGCTGAAGAAGAGCCTGGTCCCTCACGGCGCCCCCATGATCATCTTGCCGCGCCCGAACAGGCGCAGCCATTTGTCCGCCTCGACGACGCCCGTCGGGTACTGCGCGATGCCTCCCGAGCCGAGGCTGTACGAGTAGTTGCCTATGCTCTCGCTCTGGAGGGTGGCGTGCTGGTAGAGGCGGGGGTCGTTGTGGTCGCGGACGAGGATCGTCGCGACCTGCTTGGCCCAGGCCGGCACCGGGTCCTTGCCGTAGAGGCCGACGACGCGGACGTTGTTGTAGCCATGCGGGAAGATGCCGCGCGCCTCCACCTGCGACAGCTTGTACCTGAGCTCCAGGTCGGTCAAGCCGATGCCGGTCAGGTCGATGAACACGCTTTGCGCGTTCCAGGTGTAATAGAACGTTTCGAGTTCGATGTCCCATACCGAGATGAGCGACACCGCCAGGATATCCGCCCCGAGGGGCAGGAAAAGCCGGTTCTTGTCGTTGCCGTTGACGCGGACGTCGAACGCCTTGGCGTAGAAATGCGTGCCCGCGGCGCGCTCCATGAGTCCCTCCATCTTCTGGATGATGGCGAGTTTCTCCTCGTCGGTCGTGCCGGGACTCCAATTATCCACGTCGTCAGCGCAGATGTAGTTGCCGCAAGGTAGGGCGATACCGCTTCCGTTCATGAGCCCTCCTCAAGTCTGGTCGGGGGGAGGGGCGCCGATGCCCCTCCCGTTTGATTCGTTATAAGGGCAGGTCGTCGGCGACGTAGAGCTTCTGCGCGATCTTGATGTAGTCCACGTACATGGACTTGGCCGCGGCCTCGCCGTTCCGGACGCCCCAGGCGAAGTAGAGGAGCTGGCCCGCCGTGAACCCGGCCGTCACCTCGCCGCTGAACAGTATCAGGCCGGACGTGTCGTCGATGGCGAACCACCGAATGGTCCTGTCGCCGTCCCAGTGGGCGCACAGCCGCGCCCAGGTGCGGTCCTCGCAATTGAGTATCGTGTCGACTACGGTGGCCACGCCGCCCGTCATGACGACGAAGTCGACGTTCCGGTCGCCGTCGTCCTTGCGGAAGTAGAACCCCTCCCGCGGCTGGCCGGAATACAACGGCGCATCGAGGAACCCGACGTAGGCGTCGCACTCCTCGCCGTCGTCCAGTCCGACCCGCATCTCGAAGAACAGCGGGTGGCCCTTGGCGAAGGCCCAGGTGCACTGGGTGAAGACCTCGTCGTAGTCGCCGTCGGCCGCGGCGTTTACGATGGCGAGAACGCCGCACGGGATGTCCGGCGTGACC